GACACGATAAACAATGCCGAACCTATCACACACGGGGCATGCTCCACCTGCATCATGGATAGTATCGTGCCACTTGTCTCTGAGTTCTTCTAAGTCCATTAGTCACCCCCCAAATACAGCACAACACATAGAAGTACAGCGACAAGTACTATGAGCAAACCTGCCCCCACCAACATGCCGCCGATGAAAGAGATAGTGTTTGCTAGTTCAAGTGCCATCGCCACGCACCTCGATAAGTTTGTCGATGTAGTGCTTGGCTTTTTTGATGTCGTCGATACCACCCTTGGCATCACAACGTGCAAGATATTTGATTGCGTTACCACGCAAGAACCCTGCGAACTGTTCAGGTGTCATCCATGATTCCATTGCACTCCACGGTTGCACACCCATATTCTTATAGTGATCGCCACCAATCTGAATATCATCAGCCTTATTGCTTGGTTTGAATTTCATTTACTTTCTCCTTCAGGTTTACGGGTATACCCGTGTTCAACGAACGCTACTTCTTCCTCAAGAAGTTTGATACGGGCTCGTAACGCATCAATCTCCTTCTGTTGTTCAGCCCATACGGCATCCCAAATATCCTTACTCCAACAGGCATGTATAGAATCAATTTCTTTTTGTTGTTCTGCCCACGAAGCATCCCAAACATCTTTACTCCAACCACCATCATCTTCATAAGCCAAGCCCCCAATAAACTCATCAAAAGCCGTGTCACGTTTTACTTTGTCCATGCCCCCTCCTAGTTAATCAAGATAAGACTGCCTACAACTACCGCAAATAGCAAATACCAAATGGCAAGCAGTTGCCACACGCTATCACCGTGATACATACGCTCTCCTTTACCAGTCATCACCTCGTGGTATGTCGATACCCAAATCACTATAGTCTGAGTACCGAGTATCTTCTTCCATGTCATCGAACACAGCCTTGCTCGGCTTGTGCTTTACCTCTTTAGGTTGCTTGGTCTTGCCACCATAGAGTGCATCGGCTATTCGGTTCACTGCCTTGTCAACTTCCGACAACTTCTTTGGTTTTGGTTGCTTTGTCTCAGGCTTTTCGATAACAGGTTGGACAAGCCAAGTTTCCTTGGTCTTGCCCCTGCTGCTACACCTATCGCACTTCCACCTGCGGTGTGTTTCTTTACTCGCCTCACTCCATCGTGTGTCGAGACACTTCATTCTCACTTTGCATGTCGGACACTTCATCGAACACTCCAAACCGACGGCGCAAGTCGATACTGTACGTGGTGCATATCTTGTCTACCTCGCTGATAACTTCATTGACATTTGTTGTCTGATGATAATATCCACGGCGAACTGACTTGATAAAACCTTTCAGCAGTTCGGTGGAACACTCGCTATTTTTAATAGAAGTGTATAACACATCTTGCCATTTATCAGTGTTCCAATCAGGTTGTTCCCAGTTGTATCGGCTCTGTCCTTTACGCTCGTTATCTACCTGTTGGATAAGACTTTCGAGTACACCCATACGTGCTCTGATTTTTACTGCCGTTTTGAAATTACGTAGCGCACGTAGCCATTCAAGTTTGTTGTCCTGATTAACTCCACGCTTTGTAAAGTGCAGTCGTGCATTTACTGGCTCATAGGTATTCAGGTCAAAGCACAAGCCATCAAATACCTCATAACCCTCTACGTTGTTGAAGTAATGCCACGGATAACTAGACGGGTCTTTTTCTTTTACTACACCGTACTGCGGTGTAGGTTTCACGACGTATCTACCCATGCCCTTACGTACCCACAAGAATGGGATAGCCCGTTGTAATGCTTGGCTCAGGGTAACGCTACAGTTTCGTGCCTGTTGGCTCGTCAACCTAAACGTAAACTTGTTGTCAGGTGTAAAGACACCGACGATGACATCACCAAACCGCAGTTCGTAGTTCTCATCTACTCTAAACATACGTGCCCATGACTGCACAGGTCTACCGTTCTCGGGATTACGTGCCTTGGTAAACCACTCAGCAACTTCTTGGTATGAAAGTTTGTCTGTACGCATGCTCATTCCTATCGTGTGATCTTGTTGGCTACAACGGCGGCAGTCATAGACGATAAGTCCACGTTCACTTCCACATCGTTCTTGGTACGTTCGACAATCGTGCGATGCCGTTCCTTGTACTGTTCAGGAACTAAGTCCCACAGTGGAGGCCACATCTTCAGGGCAGGTGCGAGTGTTGCGTGTGCCGTGATGATCTGTTGCACTTGCTTTACGAACTCCTCTTGACGAACATTTACTGCCTTAATACCGTCTAGCCACCGCTTCACATCAGCATGGAACTCACCCCATACCAAATGGTCTTTCAGTATGTACTCATTACCGTAATAGCCTGATGACTTCTTGGCATACTCTGTATCAGGTATCTCTTTAGGAAACGGCTTGGCAGAGTTGAGTGTGAACTCCAAACTGCATGACAGGCTACCCACTTGGTCAACCTTGAACTTGTTGTTGGTTGTTAGGAACATCTGCGGTACTGCGTTCAACACATTGGCGTACTGTCCGTACAGGATGTCATATATCTTTTCACCCCACTCGTTCTCAGGGCGATTGTTCTTGGCAGTCTCCAACTGTTTGCCGAACACACCCTTTGCGTTCTTAATTATTTCCTCTTGCAATTCCTTGCTGAATCTTACTGTTGCCATCATTCATCTCCTTCATCATCGTTTAAGTCATTGACAATAATTGCCTCTTTCACCATCTCATCACTCACAAGGTGGTCGTATTCTTTTTCTAACTCACGGTACAACTCCCTCATGTACGTCCTGAATATCTCCTTCGCTTCAACCCAAAACAACTTCATCTCATCATCAAGTTGTTCTTCTAAGTTAGCCACAACTTGTTCATGAAAGTCTGTCGGTCTGTCTAGCACGTAGGAAAGTATGTCGTAGTCCTCATCGAACACGACTGAATTCTCGTGGTAGTAGTGCCCACGATGAGCACAAGCAAGTGAAAAGATGCCTTTGTTATCCACCAACTTGTACACCATTGGGTATTCATCACGGGTGAAGTGTTCTTCGAGAAATATCTTATGGTCATTGACGCTACCCTCAAAACATGCACCATCACCCTGCGACCAAAAGCCTGAGAAGAACATACGATCTACATGTATACCCTTCTGCTTCATGCGTTCAGTAAACTCGTTGTAGGTGTACTCCCACCAATCATGGTGCTCCACATTGATGTGACGGTACTTGTCGATTGTCTTTTCGGATACGTATTCCATCATCAGTCCTTTCAATTTCAACCTGACCTGTTGCGATGTCATGCAGAATCATGGTCAGCATTTCCCCTGCATGGTTAGACTTTTTCAATTGGTGTTGTAAGTACATGATGTACCCTGCCATAGCAAAGTACACCACACCCACAAGCAACTCAACGTAGGTAATCATCACTTATCCTTTCATCAAAACAACTTCACCGAAGGGTGCAGTGCCATCATCAGTAGATACCCACAGTACGGGGTACTCAGGTACATCACCGAAGTCATCACAGCACAAGTCAGTCAGGAAGATACAGGCAATGGGGTTTATCTCGTTGTCTGCAAAGTACCTAAACACAGGGCTGAAAGCAGTACCGCCACCGCCGTGTGCTTTGATGTCAAGAGCATCATCACGTTCATACTTCTCGTAGTGTGATACCTCGCTATCAAAGTACACCACATGGATACATGTTGGGTTGCCATCTTCCTTGATCGCGGTAATCTCACCTGCAAACTGAGCGATAGTCTTATCGTCAATCGAACCTGAGCAGTCAACTGCAATGGCTATCTCACCGAGTGATTCACCTGAGACACTAGGCAAGTACAGTCCTTGCGACAGGAACCTACGGTTAGGTCTAGCCCATGAGCGTTGGTCAGACTTGCACTTCTCAACAAACTTACGAAGCACATCACGCCAGTCTACCTTGGGTGCAAGTACCTCACCGACAAGTCGTTCAAGTCCTGCCGACATTTTGCCCATCATCTTTGCGGCTTGTGCCGCTTGTGCTACACGAACTTTCCATTCGGCTTGTTGTTGCGCTTGTTCAGCAGGGCTACCGCCACCGTCAGCACAATCGTCCATCGCTTCAGTACCGTCACCACCTGAACCGTCCTCGGGTTCATCAGGCAATAAGTTGTAGATACCATCCGTTGTGCCACCACCTGCTTGGTGCAGTTGCTTGTTGAGTAAACCGAAGTGGGGCATCTTGCCGATCTGTTCGTCAGTCAGCAGTTGGTTTACCACGTAGTCAGCCGCTTTGTTCCATCGCTTGTGTTGCCGTTCACCTCTGCGGAAGTTGTGTTCGAGCATGGGGTGAAAGCACTCGTGGGCTACAACGAACTTGCGTTCCTCGTCACCCATCTCCTTCATGAAGTGTGGGTTGTAGCGTATCTCCTTGCCGTTAGTCATGGCAGTTCGGATGGTGTAGTCAGATACGAACGGCATGTTCAAAGCCACATTGCCAATGAACGGATGCTCAAGTACCAATGCGGTACGTGCCTTAGCAAGCAGTCGTTCAACTGCTTTCTCATCAGGTTGGCTCAACGGTTCTCTGTTGGCATGTGTGGGTACAGGTGTAGTCATCTTAGGCTCCCATAAAAACGGACATTTTGTCCATGATTGCTTTGGCTTCAGCCGCAGTATCACGGCGAAGGTCGGGGTCGTTACGCAGTGCTTCAGGATGCTTCAGCAAACTTGCCTCAACTTGTTGGCGTAACTGTTCCAAGTTGGGGTCATCCATGAAGTTCAAGCGGGGCAGTAAGGCACACAGTTCCTTGGTGTTTTCCACCATCGTGTCACGGAAGATAGCCTTGGGGTCGGCTAACTTCTCAGCCATGTGCTTCACTCGGTCATACAGTCTGTCCCATACTTCCTTCATGGCAGTGGTCTGAGCATCAGCGATACGCTTCTCAACATCTTGCTGTATGCGTGTCAACTCATCGCTCGCTATCGCTACCCTGAAGTCGGTCGATGGCACTGGAAAGATAGCCATGTCCATCTTGAACTTACGGGCTACGTCAGTCTCGTCAGGGTAGTCAGCGTCATCGTACAGGCTACCAAGCAGTCGCTTTGCATCCAGTCGCAGTTGGTCATAGTTCGATACAAACTCGTTGACAAGGTACTGCCACTCACCCTTCTCCTTACGGAAGTCGGTCATGAATTGCAGGTAGTTGCTTGTCGGCAACATCATCGTTCCCTCGATACCCCAAGGTAGGGTGTTCTCGTAGAACTTGGTACGGATGTGGGTGGTTTTCTTATGCACCCTGTCAAGGTAGTCGTTCATGGGCAGTAGCGATTTGTTGTACCGTCCTGCCGCAGTGGTTGTGCCGTGGGCAGATGCCACCTCGTTGGTTACCTTCTTGTCGTACTTGCGGGCAGTCCATTGGCTAACGGATAACTGCACAAGTAATGCACGGTCATTCAGATTCATAGTTGTCACTCCTTCTGTGGTGAGGGGACTAGCCCCTCGGTTGGTTAGAACAATACGTCTTGGTGTTTCATTGCCCATTTGGTAAACGCTTGCGTGTTAGCCAACTCGGGTTTCTTACGTGATGCGTAGGACACTGTAAGTACGCTGAAGTCGGCAGGCATACGTTCGGCATATGTGCACACACGCTCAAAGTTGTTTTCAGTTGCTCGTTCAGCGATAGCGCCGGACAGGGCATACAACGTGGCAGGGTCACTCGGTACGTCAGCAGTCGTTGGGTTCATCAGGACTGCATCAGGGTTGGGCAACTTACGGAAGATACGCAGAAAGCCTACGAACTCAGCCGCCGCACCTTCACCCACTGCACCCTTGAACGACTCGAACTCTGCATCAGCAGGGACAGTACCAAGCACATCGGATACACCCTCAACCCATGAACGGGGCGTAGCGTTTTGGTCACGCTGAGGGTCATAGTCATGTAGCAGGGCAGGACGGAAGCGAATGAACGACACTACCTCAGGCTTGACATCGTGGTCAAGTGCCCATGAAGTCCAGTCATCAAGGTGTGTTTCAAGTTCGTAAACAGTCTCACGGTTACGCAGATGACCAAGGACACGGTTAGCACCTGCTCGGTCTGCTTGACGGTTACCAGTGGAGATGACTTGCCACCCATCAGGCATCGGTGTGCCATGCAGGTTACGTGCTTGGCAGATGTTGGCTAGGACTTTCTGCAAGTCAGCATTGGCTTGGTTGCGGTCATCGAACAGCAAGATGCCCTGCTCAGGTGCTTTGCCTTTGACTGGAAACCAGTCGGGCAGTTTGTACTTGAGGGAACCATCGGGTTCAGGGAACAGGATGCCGAAGTCCTCGACAAGCATGGTTGGCATGTGCCGTTCGATGCAAGGGATGTCAAGTTCCTTGGCAACTTCATGCACGATGGTTGTCTTACCACCACCGGGGCTACCCTCGATACAGATGGTACGTCTGATGGGGAATAGGGATTTGATCGTGTCCTTCAGTAGTGTGGCTCGCATTATTTAACTCCTTTGTACAGTTTATGGTCAATGCCGTAGGTGACGAAGTACTCGTCGGTTCTTTGTGTCAACTTACTGCGGTAAACCCTAGCCGATTGCTTGTCCCCAAAGTAACGTGGTTGTTTGGATTCCTCGTCACGGACAAGTTGTCCACGGCTATCTCGCAGTGCAAACAGTCGCTTCATGGCAGTTCCTTTCATTTGGTTGAGTGGGGTATAAGGACGATGAACGTCAGCATGGCAATGGCTTGTAGTAGAAAGTTGACTAGGCGCTTCATCGGAACAGCCAACCACCGAGAGCACCGAGGATAGCCCCGATGATGATATATACCGCCATGCGGGGAAGTTTTCTCAAAGGTTTGATAAACATGTCAAGTTGTCCTTTTCGGATTAAGTTGTTTGAGTTGGGTAGGGTCAGTGATTAACTCATACCCCTGCTTGTTGTTGCATGCCACCGTAAACTTACGTTGCTTGGCTAGATGCTCACCACACCGCATACACGTTGGTCTTGGCATGTATCGACGTTGCGGTTCTACTCTCACGGCATAGCAGTTGGTACAGATGGGAAGGTGGTAGTCCTCCATGTCATATCCCCAGTGATGTCAGTACACGGTCATTGATGTAAGCCAATGCACCATTACGGGTTAGGAACTCCAAGGCATCTTCACCTTGGAACTTGACAACGTACTTGTCGTTGATGTGTTTGAGTGTCCACTTCATGGTAATCTCCTATGAACATGTTGGTAAAAGGCGGAGGGGTTACCTCCGCCACTGGGTTAGAACAACTTGGCTTTCGGTGCATTGGTTGTCGTACCGTCTGCCATGATCTCCAATCCGTCCAGTGTGTCGCACTTGATGTACAGTGCTCCACCTGCTTGTGGTGGTGCTACTACCTTGAAGGTACTGTTCTTCACACTACCCTTGACACTTTGTACCTCGAAGGCACTGAATGTACCGTTCTCGTTGACCTTCTTGGCTACCACGGTAATGGTAAAGGTAACGGGCTTGATGGACTTCTTCACTGTTGCTTGCATAATTAACTCCTGAAGTTGGTTAAGTTTACATTACATCTATGACACCACAGCGGTATCGCTGGGGTCAGGGTCAGATTGCCAGCCCGACCGAAAAACGCAAACACAGGCTGGGCGCGGGTTTCCGAGGAAGTGAGCGGTCACTTCGCAGGGTCGGCTGAGTTAAGTAATTTTACAAGGTCAGCCTATGATCTAACACCGCGTGTACCAGAGACAAAGTAAACAGTCAAATACAAAACTTAGATTGTTAGGAATTCTTAATGAATTCAAGGACTTACGAGGGAATAATCTACGTGAGGCAAATAATCTAGTCAAGTTAGGGTATCTACACACTGCAACATGTAGCCGCACTCCTTAACTTTACAGTTAAAATCGCCCATGAAAGGGTGTATGTGTATATTCTATAGATTATTTAGATTATTTAGATTGTTTACACTCTCTGATGGCTGAAACCCGCATGAATACTGGGTTCTAGCGTGTCAAGTTTAACCTTACAATGATCTAAAAATGCACATGTCAAGTTAGATTGTTACCTCATGCCCATAGATTATTGTGATATAGCGCCCAAAAGTTCCGTGGCTGCACCCCCCGGCGTATGGTTTATATATAATATATACAATGTAAAGTTTACAGACAATAAAAAACCCGGCTTTCGCCGGGCTGGTGGTTCAGAACAGTGCCATTGCTACCCATAACAGTACATACAACACTGGTGCAATGATGATTGCTGCTACTTCGGGGTGCTTCTCACAGAACTTTTCCATGTCTTTCTCCTGTAAAGCAGGGGATTTCTCCCCTGCTGTGGTTTACTTCATCTGAATCCGTACATTCTCGGGTAGGATTCCGTCGCTAATCAACTCTTGCTGGAACTGTACAGCGTACCGATCACGCTTGAACCAGCGAAAGAAGATTGAATCGCCTTCTATCCACTTGACCACGAACTGGTTAGACTCTTGCTTGCGCTTCTTGCGCTCGCCTTTTACATATGCACTCATGGAATTCTCCTTCATTGTGCGGGTTAAAAAGGAGCCGGATTGCTCCGGCTCCTACTGCTTAGAACAACTTGCGCTTCGCGGTCGTTGCCTTAGGCTCGTCGTCGGTCAGGATTTGCAGACCGTCGAGGCTGAGAGCCTTGAGGTAGATTGCTCCGCCTGCCATTGGGGGAACCGAGGTTTTGAACTCGTTGCCCTTGATGGGTTGCTTTACAATCTTCGCCGTAATCCCCGAAAGCGTACCGTTTTCGTTGATACGGGTTGCTGTGATTTCAACCGTCACAGTAACGGGGGCAATCGACCGCTTAGCGGTTGGAGTGCGCTCACTCATGGTTTTCTCCTAACAAGGTTAAAGAACATCAGACTTGCGTCTGAATCGGTGCGATGTGCATCGACAATTTCAGATTGCCAGACTTGACGGAAATGTCAAATACGCCTGAAATCAAGGCGTTTGAGGTCGCTAGTTGGGCGCGTGGCTGGTGCTTGCTGGTGGCTGGCAGGGGGGCGTACATGGATTGGCGTTTGCCTGCCCCCCCTCTATATTCTAAACCTCATAAAGCAAGACCCAAAAAAAGGAACGTGTAAAGTTAGCACTTCCCGATAACCTCGCTAATTTTGGTATAGACTGTTTCACATGAAACATGTTGACAGTTGCGTATCGCTCACACTATAGTCAGGTCATGGATACCCTACCACTACACCACACTAAATGGTCAGATAGGTTGGCGTTCGACATTGCTCTCACTTTGGAGGGCAGTGGGGAGACTTTGCAAGAAGTCATGGCCCGCCACAAAATCTCGGCTAACGACATCATCTTCTTCAATGCCGACCCGGTATTTCTGAAGAAGGTTGAGCACTACCGTGATGAAGTCCGTGAAAAGGGCATCACGTTCAAACTCAAGGCCCGGGCCCAAGCGGAAGAACTCCTGACAACTTCTTGGATGTTGATCCACGATCCGGCTGTATCCCCCGCAGTCAAGGCCGATCTGATTAAATCCACCGTAAAGTGGGGCGGTCTGGAGCCAAAGACCGACGCCGTTGTGGAGGGTGGAGGCGGCGGAGTCCGCATTACCATCAACCTTGGGCCCAACCCCCAAGACGCCCGCACAATCGAAGCAGATACCACAGAGGTGACGGATGTCGCTGCCATTGAGTCTGGACAATAAGTTTGCACAAACCTTCGATGGGATGAGAGCCGCACGATTCGTCAGTGCGAGCGAGGCGCATAATATGGAGACAGCCCTGCGGGAATACGGGGTGTCTTACAAGACTAAGATAGTCAAGCACAAACGCCGGGGCCGCGAGTTCTGGGTAATGCTCGTGGAGGTGCAGCATGCTGAACATTAACTATACACCGCCGCCAACAGGTAAGCGGTTCATGGAGTCGGACGCCAAGATGCGGGTACTGATGGGCCCGGTCGGTTCGGGCAAGTCGGTCACCTGTTCGTTCGAGGTGGTGCGCAGGGCTAGTATGCAAAACCCCAACGCGCAAGGTATACGTAAGACGCGGGCTGCTATAGTCCGTGAAACGGCGCGGCAGTTGCAGGATACAACCATCAAGACGTTTCTGGATTGGTTCCCGCCGGGGCAGTGCGGCGACTACATGCGCACGACCAAGACTTACTTTTTTAAGGTGGGGGATGTAGAGTGCGAGATTATGTTCCGTGCACTGGACGATGCGGACGACGTTGCCAACCTGAATTCGTTGGAGTTGACGTTCGCGTGGTTCAACGAGTGCCGGGACATCCATCCCGACATTGTGGATGCGATGTCAAAGCGTATCGGTCGATTTCCGTCAGCGAAAGATGGTGGGCCAACGTGGCACGGTATGTGGGGAGATACTAACCCCCCTACAATGGATACTTGGTGGTATTACCAGATGGAAGGACTAGACCCGAAAGATGGCGTATCTCCGAACAATAATGGGTGGGCGGTTTACAAACAGCCGTCTGGACGCTCGGCCTTTGCAGAAAACATCGAGAACCTACCCGACGGTTATTACGACACCCAAGGGCGGTCAGAGGAGTACGTCCGAGTTTACATCGACGGCGAGTACGGACTGTCCTCGGCTGGTATGCCGGTGTACAAGTATTTCAGGCCGGACTACCATATGGCTAGAGAGAAACTTCGCTATGTCAACAATGGGATTCGACCCATTATCATTGGGATGGACTTGGGGCTCACCCCAGCGGCTGTCATCGGACAACAAGACCCCCGAGGCCGCGCCCTCATTCTGGCGGAAGCGGTCAGTTTTGACATGGGCGTCCAAAGATTTGTAAGGACGATGCTCAAACCCTTAATTTACGAGAGGTTCGGTGGTGCGCCCATACTGGTGGTTACTGATCCGGCGGGTATTCAGCGGGCGCAGACCGATGAGCGTTCGGCTGTGGACATTATTAAGGCGGAAAACCTGCGAGTTATCCCGGCTAAGACGAATAATGTCTCGGCGCGAATCAATGCTGTGGACGACTACCTCATGCGACAAGTGGACGGCGACCCAGCCTTCCTGCTCGACCCCGGCTGCACCCAACTCAAAGCAGCCATGATGGGCGGCTATAGGTACAAACCCCGAGGCGACGGGGAGATAGAAAAAAACAAACACTCCCACGTTGCAGAAGCGCTACAATACCTCATGCTCCATATCGCCTCCGTTGGCGAGGGGCATCATTTACCCCAGAGGCGGGAAATTCGCCCTGTTGCCAGCATGGGCTGGACTTGATATGATTGTTTTGCTGCTTTGCAGCGGCAGTTGTCACCACCCACACCCTCCTTCAGTGGGATTACCCCCGGCCTTCGTGCCGGGGTATTTTTTTCTTGTCCAAAATCTTTGACAGCCTGTATACTTCTTGCTATGTTCACATTACAATATATAGTAGTGTGAGACTCAGGAGGATACCGGATGGTCAAGGTCAAACATCATAAGGACTACACTATCTTCTCAGACAATGAGAAGATGGATACCAGTGGCTTGGCTGGCAAACCTAAGGAATACAAACCTATGGAGTGGAAGCAGCCTGTGATGACCATTGAGGACATCATGGAAGTCCAAGAGTACAAGAGCGCAAAGCGTCCTGATACCGAAACGGAGGACTAACATGGCAAAAGTCCTGTCCCATACCAGTACCAACCCCAAACTTACCATCGGTAAGACCCCCGTAAAAGGCTATGCAGCAGGCGGCGAAGTCGTCGATACGCGCCCCGTTACGCAGAAGTCGCGTACTGTGTATGTTGATGAAAAAGGTAGGGCAGGCCCAGCAGGGACAGCCTATGCTGCACCAGTGTCCATTCAAGTAGGGCGCGGCGGTAAACAGGTTGTGACAACCCCCCGTGAAGAATCATGGAGTGAGTATGGGGAGGGTTTGGTTTATAAACCCTACGATACTTCAATGGAAGCCCCCGCTTCGGCCCCGTCAGTGGGATATGGCGAGGCTCCTCGTGTGTCTAAGATGGCAGACATCGCCAAACCCGGAGATGTGCAGTATTACGGAGAATCGAAAAAAGAGAGCGCGGCAAAGTTCAACGAAGAACGCTACGCTGCATACAACCGTCGGATGGAAAACGAAGCGATCCGCACAGGTAACCCCATGCCCGGTGCTGCTGCGCCCAAGGAACTTTATTCGATGGTTCCAGCGCCTACTCCTAAGGCTGTACCACTTTACATACCCCCTGCACGGGAAGATGCTGACGTTCCTACGACTAAAATTACAACTGACTCCTTGGTAGCGGCTGCGAACATGCTTACGCCAAAGAGTAAAGTTCTCTATTCTTCTGATGCGATTGAGTACATCAAGAAGAAGAAAAAGCCCGGTGAGGAATAAATGGCAGGACTAACCTTTCTTCGCGTAGTGTCCAACGCCGAACTTGATAAGCAAGAACAAGACGCGGCGCAAAAGGCATTACAAGAACGACAGAACCAACCAATGGTTCTTGGACTATCTGAGCACATTCGGATGTGCTGGGATGTAGCGAAGATTGCTAAGAAACCTATAGAAGACACGATGCTTCAAGCCTTGCGTCAGCGCAATGGCGAGTATGAACCTGACAAACTGAATCAGATTAAGCAGCAAGGCGGTTCAGAAATTTACATGATGATTACTGAAGTCAAGTGCCGCGCAGCGGAATCTTGGCTCCGTGACATTTTGCTCGATAGCGGTACTCCACCGTGGGATATTGTCCCCACTCCGATTCCTGACCTTTCTCCTTTGCAGCGTCAGGAAATCCAAGACATCTTTGCAAGTGAAGTGCTGACTATGCTGCAAGAAACGCAGCAGGCT